TATAGTACCACTATATATAGTACCCCTTTAACAGCATATTTTTAGAGGACTAACAACGAAGTTGTTGCACCCCAACATTTAACCCCCCACATATTGTATATCCTATAAACACACTATATTTAGTATGCTATATGTCGTACTACTAGATATAGTGTAATGGGTATGCAACACAATATATAGTGTATGCCTAGGGGGTGTACCTTTTTTATAAATAACTGCAGGGATATGTCAGGTTAAAATTATTCTTTCAAAGAGTGGGAAAAAAATATTAGGAAATACCCAACATAAAACACACAGGT